CCAAGAAAACCATCCAGAATTTCTTTTTATTGCAGATCCAGTTTTTAAAACGTTATCTAAAAAATCACCTCGATTTTTAGTTTGATAAGTAACATAGTGAGCTGCGTCGTAAGCTTCTTTAACTGCGTTCTTACTAGGATTGACTACAAAGTCTGCAATGTAATCTTCTGCTTGTTTAATATCTATTTCACCAAGCTCAATTTTTTTCATCGCTTCTCTAAAACCTAAACCGTAGAGTTCACCTCTGTACTCTATGTTTTTGAAATAGTTATCAGCGAAAGTTAAAAATCTTGTAGGTAGTCGATTTAATGTAATTGTCTTACCAACAATATCAGCCATTGTTGCGCCAATTTTATTTTCAATATTAAAGTTGGCTGCACTAGCAGCATTAATTCTATCTCCTAATTCTACTTTACTACCTTTATTAAATATTGGTTTAATATCAGCTGCTTCGAAATTTCCTTTTAATGCTTGAGCTAAAGACTTCTTCATAGCCACGTGCATTTCAGTAGCAATTTGATGCTTGCCAAAAGCTTTTGCTACATCTTCATAAAGAACCATTTTATCAAAGTCGTTCTTTCCAAAAGTTGGCATCATCGTAGCCATCTTTCTTTCAGCCTGAACTATTGCTGAAGTAATCCAGTTACCAGCAGTATTTCTAACGTGTGTCATTGGATTAGACAAAATCACGTTTATAAAACTTTCAGCTATTGCATCTGAGAATTTTGTTATATTTGCAAAAACTCCAGTAGCTTGATTGAAAGCAAGTTTTTTTTCTGGAGAACCACTATCTAAATAAAGAGTAGCAAGATCCTTAGTTGCAGCATCATCTCCTAATTCTAAAATAAGATCACGCTCTAAGAGAGCATCCATATTAGGATTTGATCTACCTACTTCTCTAGTTCCAATTCTAAATTGTTGTAACGCTCTAGCAGTTTCTGTTTGGACACCTTTAATTACTTTTTGTAATTCAGATGTTAAAGCAAAATGTTGTCTAAAAGCTATAAGATCACTTGTATTTCCGTTTTCAACTTTTTTAGCTAAATCATCTAATTTATTTAGTGAAGCTACTAACAGTTCTCTTGATGCAAAAATAGTTTCTGCATTTAACGTAGAACCAGGTTGTAAAGTTAATAGCTTAGAGGTTAAAGCGTTTTCGTTTTGATTTAATAAAGTAGATAATTGTTTTGTAACTTTATTTGTCTGTACGCCTCTTTTTTGCTTATCAAATTCTTTTGCAAATTTTTGAGAAATCTTTTGTATTAAAACTTTAATATCTTCTTCAGATGTAATTTTATTAATATTAAAATCACTTAATATTTCTCTTCCTATTTTATTATCTAATAGGTCTATCTTAATATCTTCTAATACTTCGTCAGCTTGTTTGCTTTGATCTTTTAGTTTAATTTTTTCTTGTTTAATTTTAACTTTAGTAGCTGTTTGCTGACCTTCTTTTAGAGTAAGTTTTTTATCTTTTATTTTTAAAGTTTTATCTGTAGATTTTTTTTTCTCTAAATTAGATCTTGGAGTAAGATCAACTCCTTCCTCTGCAGCTTTTATCTTTTTTTCTATTGCTTCAAAATCAATTCCTGACTTTTTTTTTAATTTTACGCTAGCTATTGTTTTAAGTATTTTTACAACCATGTTATTTGAATTTTTTTAAAAAGACCGATTTGAGGATAGTCTTTTTATTAGATGTTTTTGTTTAATTTGAAATAGTATTGTTCCTAGTATTATCTAGGATGGAATTACTCTTTAGTCTCTGATGAGTTCGTCAAATTCTGAGAAGGCTCGTTCGTCAAAGTCGTATCTGTATTTTTCTGAGAACTCTTTGTCGAGGTCTTTTTTCTTGGTGAGTAGATCTCGTACGAGCTGTCGAATATCGGATCGTCTAGTTTGTCCAAGGATCTGCTTATAATTTTTCCCATAGTCTGTTTTATCTCTAGTTATTAAGTTACCGTTTTTATAATATATGATATGAGCTGCATCATCAACATTCAATTCGACTAGGTTTTCGAGTCTTTTTTGAAACTCTATATTATCTAAGTCACCTACGTTGATTACAACCACACCTTTTTCTTTAGCAATGACCGCATGACCATCACCAAATTCTTTGTCTAAAGCAGTACCGAATTTCTTCATTTGATCTGCTGTAAATTTTTTATCAGTTCTAACTGCAACTGAGTTTGCGTTTTTTTGTGATCCAGCTTTTATAAATCTGTGATAACCAATTGCGTCTTGCTGTAAGACAACGCCTCTAACAGCTGAATATAATTCTAATAATTCCTCACTTGGTGCATCCATCTGAGTAACATCTTTACCAGCACCTTTTACTCTAGTTGTTGCAATTTTAGTTTGTCCAGATGGATTTGATACACCTTGATAATAACCTGGAGCCTCAAAATGACCTGGAGAAAGTAGGTTTAATTTTTTAGCAATAATATCTGAACCATCTTCATCGTTCATTATTTGTGAAACTTTAAATTGGTATTCTGACTTTATATTAGGTGTAGCGCTAGATAATTGATTTAAATGTTTAGAATAAGTTCCTGGTACAGTTTCCCAGGACACAAATGCCAAATTATCTTCTAAAGCATCAGCAAAATCAAATGCAGCTTTGCCAGTATCTTTTGAAGTTAACTCGTAATCCATTGCAGTATTAAATCTTAAATCAGCAAATTCTTTTTCTTTACCTTTTATTGGAATGATAGATCCACCACTTCTAACACCTACATTTTGTTCTAATGCAGCGTCAGCAAAAATCTTTTTTGTACTATCAAATCTTCCTTTTGTTGCAACCCAGATTGCAGCTTGAGCTTGATCAATATCCCAATTCTTTTGTTTAGCAACTTCGTTTGTAATATCTTCTAAGTAAGAATATTTTACACCATCACTCAATTCTTGACTTACAAAACCACCAGCTCTGTTCATCCATAAATCAATCGTTGCACCTTGTTTTAATTCTGGATTAATTTCTTTCATTATATTGTTATAGAAATTATTTGTCTTTCTTCCGTTCCAAGGAATATTTTCGTTTAACAATAAATGTGATTTTAAATCTTTTGTTTTTTCTGCAATGTTATCATATTCGCCATGACGAACTACCATAACATTTCCGCTGTCATCAAGTTCTACAACTTCTAATCCTGTAGATTTTTGTCCTTTAACTCTTTTAGCTCCGCCATACTTACCAATTAAATCTCTTTTAAATTTAGCTTTCTGAGTAATATTTAAATCTTGTGGAATAGTTGCTCTCTCTAATATTTCTCCATCCCAAATTTTTTCTCCAGATTGAAACTTATTCCAAGCCTTAATTGCAAACTGAGTGTTTGTAGCAACTGGTTTTTGTGGTGAGTAGATTGCTAATAGTTGAGCAAATTGATCAGCTGCTTGTTTATCACCTCTGACATAATTTAAAATATTTTGTCCACTTTTATTATACCAGTCTTTACCGAGCTTACCTTCATCAGCTAATCTATTAAAATTACTTAAAGTTTTTTTTTCAAAACCTTCAGCTGATAGCTTTTTTAAAGAAGGAAGGACCTCACCAGCCTTCGTTCCTAACATTTTTTTTACAACTGTCGGACCTAATCCAGCAGTCTTTTCAAAACCATATTCATTAACTGTGTCAGGAATACTACTTTGATCATCATCAATGTTAAATTCTAACGGTGGTATTTCATCACTATCAGTAACATTCTCTGTATTAGATATTGTATTATCAAGAATTGCACCTGAGCTTGCTCCACCACCTACAGCAATTGCTCCTTGTTGTGCTTTGTCAGCTTTCATTTTTCTAGCTGCAATAATTCCTTTTAATAGTTTTTCTCCAACATCGGTGTAGAGTAAATACTCTCCAAACTGTGCGAACTTATCTACTACCTCACCCATTGGTGTATCATCTGGTAAATTAAAAGTTTCTTTTACTGCTCTAAAATATTTACTATCTGTAAAGAAAGTCTCTGATTTATCAAAAGCTAAAGCTTCACTCATTGCACTAGAAATAATTAAAGATGGTGCTTTAGGTAATCCAGAATTATTTAATTTTTTATATATTGGATAAGTATACATTTGGCTTTGACCAAGCATACCTACAAGCTTTGATACAAATGGACTTTCTTCATCTGCAAAATTAGATAATGATTGTTTAGCTTTATTTAAATTTTCATACATGCTTTGATAAGCTCTCTCATCCATTTCATCTGGATTTGGATCTAAAGCATAAGCAATGTTATTTAGAAAATGACCAAAATTTACTCCACCTTTACCAATAGAGATAAGCGTATCTTTAGGAACTTCTTTTAAAAAGAAATTGGCTACATCCTTCATAAATAGCCTTTGTTCAGTTTCATCAACTGGTTCAAACTTAACAACACCTGAGTTTTCGTCAGGCTGTTTACCTTCAATTATATCTGTATCAATATCATTTTCTATAGCTGCCTTATAAGCTGAAGATTTTTTGATAAGCTGATCTCTTTGAGCTGGAAAGGATATATCTTCTACTAAATCTATTGACTTCATTTTGCTTGTTCCTGATTAAAAAATTCAAAAAAGTTAAATGCTTTTTTCTCACTCTTAGCTACAGCAAAATCATCACCGCCTACTCTTTTTCTAACTTCGTAAACATCTTTTAATAAATCTACTCTAGCTATATCTTCTAAAAATTCTGATCTGGTTATTTTACCTTTTTTAAATTGTTGAGCTAAATCATTATTAATATTTTTAAAATAATTGTCGGGTTCTTTGCCAATTGCAGTTGCAAGATTAGTAATATCAAAATTAAGTGGTTTTAGATTTGGTGAAAATAAATCAGGCATTTTTTCATTACCTATTTTTGCAATAACTTTTAAGTATGCATTTTCTGGAGACATTCCATCACTAGTAACGTATCTATTAAATCTAGATAAAGCATCTTGTGTCATCTCTTTATCGTTAGTGCTAATTCCACCAGATCCAAAAAATTGTGATAAGCCTTCCATATCACCAAGATTAATTCTTAGCTTTTTATAGAAGTCTTTATATTGATCATGTTTAGTTGGATCATTTTTAAAACTTTTTATTAATTTACTTAATGTTGCAGTATCTTTAATATTTGTATTTTCTAAAAATTCTCTAGATGATTTAAATGTTATCTCAAGATCGTCTAATTCATTTACGTTATCAGCAATGACAATTTGATTATTAATTCTATTTATAAAATCTTCGTCTGATACTTTGTCAGGATTTATATATAGATCTAATAAAGCGTTGTATTGAGTAGTATTTATCTTACCGCTATCTTTAATATCGTGTAGCTCATCAATTGATGGTCTATTTTCATCATCAATTATTCTATTACCTAACTCAGTAAAAGTAGTTACTTGTTCAAAAACTCTCTCGTTCACTTCTTTATCATTTGCTAATAATTCTTCATTAGCAGCAGATACAAAAGCATTTTGCGCTCTTTCTAAGTATATTCTTCCTTTTTGTGGACCAAACTCCTCAAATAATTCTTTTTCAGATAACATTACTCCTAAAGGATCTGTTTTAATTCCTAGGTTTGTAATTGTTTCTTGTTTTAGATATTCGTACTCACTTAAAAGTTTGTTTAAATCTTTTTGTCCATACTTTGATAATTGAACTCTATCGTTACCCCAGTCTACAAAATTTTTATCACCAGTTGCTCTAATTCCAGCATCTGTATTAGTTCTATCTAATAAATTTCTATTTAAAAAATCTATGTCAGCTTGTTTATTTTGTTCAGCTGCTTTAGACATTACACTCTTATAAAGACTAGATTGATTTCTTATTTTTTCTTTATTTATGTAAGTATTAACTAAAGATTGAACTTGTTTGTTTTCACCAGATACATCTAGATCATAAGCTTTACTTAATGTTTCTTCAGCAAGCTCCAGGTTGGTCATCTGAGATGCTTCATATAAGGTACTATCAATAACCTTTTGTTGCGATCCAACTAATTCGTAAAATCTATTTTGATCTTCGATAAGTTTTTGGTCTTTTTTAATTTTTTGAAATTCTCTACCAGCAGCAGATATATTAGAACCTAATTGTTGAGCAAAACCTACATTAACTGCAAGGTTGGTAACGTTAACTGGTTTAGAACCTCTTACTTGCATCTGCGATGATTTAATTTCAAATTTTGCCATTAATTATTCTTTTGTGATGATTGATAACTAGATAAAGCTTTTGCACCTTCCGAAGTAGCAACCAACAATCCTTTAGTATATTCTTGTCTGCCTTTAGCCTCTAATAATAATGACTGATTATCAGCATCTCTCATTTCGGTGCTTTGATTGTAATCAGCAATAGATAAATCTGTTGCTTGTTCTATCTTAAATTCTTGAGCTGCAAAAAAAGTTGATGTGTCTTGTTTAAATTCAAAACCTGACTTTAATAATTTTACAAAAAAATCTGAGTATTGTTTATTTTGTTGTTTTACAAGTCTAGGCTTATCTATATTTTTATAGATATATTCATCTTCCTTAGCTTTCGCTTTATTTAACTGTGATTGCTTGTTGTAAAGATCTCGATTACTTTTACCGAGCTGTACTCCAGCAACTGCACCTATAACATTTCCAACCCAACTCATATTAATAAATCACACTCATTTGATAAAAATCTGAACCATCAGGTCCATATTTACGTTTTAATCCTTCAGTTTTAAAACCACACCAGGTAGCAAATCTTAATCCTCTTTTAAATTCTGCTTTAACAGAGGTCTGAAGTCTTCTAATTTTATATTTCTTACAAGTTTGATCTTGTAATTCTTTAATTGTTCTTGCAGCTAAAAATTTTATATCAAAAACATTTATACCGCATAGTACCCAAGCCTCAGCTACACCTTCCCATAATTGTACTATCCCACAAGCGAAGACTGGTTTGTCTCCGATAAAATAAGTAAATGCTTGTCCTTCTTTAGAGTAATTACAAATACGGTTATCTTCATAGCTTGCGTCTATTTCCATAAGCTTATCATTTAAGCCTTGAGAAATAATTTTATCAGCGTGCCAAGTTTCAAAAAATTTTATATTCTTATCCGTCACTGGTTACTAAAGTTGGATAGATTGCTAGTATTGAACAAGGTAAAGGCTGATCTTGTTGAATAGTAATAAATCCATCTGAATTAAAATCATCGTTAAATTCTATTTCTTTATCACCAGCTATTAACGTTTTAACTGGCTGACCTAACGGTGACGATGTTGTTCTAAATGGTATTGCCTCTAAATTATCTAAACTCGGACCAACTTTAACTCCGACAGTTTCAAATAATCTTAATGTAACTTTACTAATTCTTTTTGTTTTACCTTGGCTAGTTCCTTCAGCAGCGCCACCTTCTATTCTCATAGTTTGTAAAACTGAATTATATTTTAATCCAACTACTGCTTTTGTAACTGATCTATTTAATGTTATAGCTCCCCCACTAACCACTTTGTCTGGATGAGCTGATCCATCTGCCAAGATAGATACAGTTTGTCCTTCTAAATGAGCAAGACCTGATAACGTAGTTGTTGCTGAACCAGAATACGATAAATGACTATCTAAAAATTTAAAACTATTACTATCTGTTTCGTCAAAATCAAAATTAGAAAAACATTCAACATATCTTTTAGTTGCACCGTTAACTGTTCTTTTAACTATTACCCAAAGTTCATCTTCATTAATTTCACCAGAGATACTAGCAACACTTTCAACTTGAGCATTACCATTTCCAAATGATCCACCAAAAATATGTCTGTGCCAAGCTATAACTTCCTCTGATCTTAAATAAGTTAATCCAGCTAAAACTCCATCTTCTCTAACACACCATAAAATACTATCTGGTGATTGTTGATAAGCCATTTCAGTAATTCCAGATTGAGTAACACTTTCATTAAGTATAGTAAGGTCGCTTGCTTGATAGCCATCTACATCAAAATTAAATGAAAGTTCTCTAACTTTTCTTCTAGCTCTTTGTAAAAATAAAGTTGCATTACCAGCTGGTTGAGCGTCAACATTTGCAGATCCAAAAGTTGATTGTCTTTTAATCGCTATGTTTGTTGGAGTTACTGCTGCATCTGTTCCATCAGCTGAAACTGTAAATTCACCACCAGTAGTACCTATAATTAAAGTTCTTTGTGTTTTAATAAATCTAATTGCGTTTACCTGGTTTGATGCAATTGTATAAATCATTGCACTATCGGCATTAGTACCAGTTGACATGTTCTCATAATCACCTGATTTAGAAAACCATAATGTTTGCGGATTATTATTAGAGTTTGCAAAAACTAAACGTTGTTCAAAGAAAGATACACAACTAGGTCTATTGTTTGCTCCAGCAATTGGCGTAGCTGGTGATCCGCTAAATGATACCGTAGTTAATGTCCAAGATGTATGTCCAGTTCTACTAAGCTTACGCACGTTATGGTTTGGATGACACAAGTACATAACATCTGCACTCTGTGCAAATTTAATATCAAATAATTCCGCCTCTAAATAAGGAGAAGATATTTCATAAGCTACTGATGGAGATCCAGTTACTATCTGACCTTTATCTTTAAAAAATCTTATATATCCATCTCCAAATTCTAAAATATATGTTTGAGCAGTTGAAAACTCAAAAGGTATTAATCTAGTTTTTTTAGAACTATCTTTTACCTCATCAATAAATTGTGTACCTACTCTTCTTTGAGCTGCTCCTTGAGGAGCTACCAGGAAATTTTCTAAAACTTTACAACTTGTATTATATTTTGGAAAATCTTGTCTTCCATCTAATTTGGCAGAAAATTCACCACTAACGAAAGAGTTTAAAGCAAGAGTTGTTCTAGGCATAATTTTTGAAAAGTTATTTAAATTTAATAATCTGTAATTGTTCTTTTAGTCATACATCGGAGGTTAAGCGTACTAGAAGAAAACGAAAACACTAGATAACAGCAATAAGGCGATTGGATTTGACGGTTCAGTCGCCTTTCTTTTTATAGTCTACTATCCGTAAATTCGTTAGCTTCTATTGTTGTTACAGAATTTTCCGTAGCATCAATAAATCTAGCTTCCTTTAATCTATCATTTGCACGCTGCAAATATTGATTTGCTAGTGTTGCATTATTTGTAACAGCATAAGCTATATCAGCAGCCAGTTGATGAGAAATAGCTTCTCTAAGATTAATATCATAAATATTTGGATCTGTATTTTCTGCTACGTAAATTAGATAAATAGTTCCTTCGTTTGTTTTAATTTTTCTACCTTCAACTCTATATTCTAAGTCTGAGTTAATACTATCAGTAGCTCCGTTTGAAACTTTTATAACTCTTAAACAATCTGAAGGTAAAGTAAATTGGCTGCTATATTCTATTACTGGAGCCGCACTATCCTTTGCTAATTCAACTCTTTTAATTAAACAGTTCCAAGGATGAGATCTAAAAATTCTACTTCTTATTGGCTCGTATCTTTGATTACATAAACGAGCGTTTTTTGTATCATCTGTTAATGCACTAATTGTTGATGCACCTAAAAGGTTTAAGGCTGAGTTACATATATCTACTACTGATGCCATTAAGTTATTTCTCCTTGTTGTTTACATGAAAATTTAATTGCTAATTTTTCATCTTCAAAATCTTTTTTATATAATTCGTTTAATAAAAAATGTGATTGCTTGTATCCTTGATTAATACATGTGGACCAATTATCAAATGATCCAGTAATACTTTCGTTATTACATTTAGTTTCTGCTGTTGCAAAACTACATACATATAAAATCAAAATATATTTCATTAAAATTTTGTAATTGCTTGGCGGAGTATTTCATCCGCCAAACAAATTATTGATTACTCAACAGCGTAGATAACCATACACTTAATAGTACCAGTAGCACTTCCGCCACCAGTAGTTATTAAAATGTCAGTTTCAGCTGTTTGTTCAAATGCAACACCACCGATAGCTCCGTCATTGTGCATTGAGATAACACCAGCACTAGCCGCAGCTGTTGCTGTTATGTATCTGTCTGCATCGGAACCATCACCAACTGCTAGAGTTACACCAGATCCTAAAGCGTCGTGATGTATTGCTACATCATAAACTTTAGTACCTTTTGGTAATCTTGCAACTGAGATGTCTGAACCACTTGCTAAGCTTGCAGCTTCGAAAGTGTCGTATTGCACTCTTAGTTTACCAGACCATTCGCTACTATCCGCATTAACAACAGGATCAGCAGTTATGTTGGTAAAATTTACTCCTTTTACACTAGCCATAATTATTTCCTCCTATTGATTACGCTTCATGCGCTTGTATGGTTAAAACTTTGTCATCTTCAAGTCTTGTGGCACCCATGGTCATACATAGGTAAACTTGAGTAGCATAGCCTTTGTCTGATCTTTCATCTATTCTCGTCATAACATCCTTGCCTAAAGCAAGTTTGATAGCGTCATTAGTGAAAAGCAAACATTCTCTTTTGCTATTAGCTTTAACCAGTCTGTTTGAGACTATAAAGTTAAATCCCATAAACGAATTGATCTCGCCATTAGCCAAAGCTTTAACTGTGTTAAAGTCTGAGCTAGTAACTTCAGTTGTTCCTAACAAGTCTGTTACTTGTTTTGGTCCAATTACAATCGTTCTAGGCAAACTTGGATCTACTGATGCACTATCAAGAATTTCTTTAGCACTTCTTAATTTTGCAATAGTTAATCCAGCAGTACCGCTTTCTGTTATCTTTTGCGAAGATGGAAGAGCAATGGTTGTTGAACCAGTTTCTCCGCCAAATGCGTTTCCAGCAACAGCTGCGATTATCTCGTCATCCATCGATCTTCCCATGGCATAAGCGGCAGCTAGTGCATAGTTAGATGTAGGATCTATCAATGTTCTCACACGATCTTGGTTGTCTATTAGATCAGCCCATTCGTAGTCAGCCATTGATACTCTTCTTCTGCTATGTGGTGTCAGTTTTGTTATCGTAGTTTTTTTAATTACTACTTCTACATATCACTATGCAGCTCGGACTATATCATCACTTAATAAGTGTTCGGCACTCTTGGAGATATTATTGTTTCCTCAATCTCTAGTCTCTGAACCTTCTATATACCTTTTAAATTATATAGCTTGGCTGCTGATTGTCTTAAAAAAGATTTTCCAGCAATTCACCGAATTTTTAATCGACATAATAATTTTATCGATTTGAGGTGTGTCTGAATGACGTGAAACTCTTTTCTGTGCAGAAACAGCTCCAATTCTTTCAAAGTAAGCATGCTTGCCTACCACACTCTCAACATCAACAACACCTCTAAGCAGAGAACCTTTTTGTTGTGAAAGCATTTGTACGTTTGCAGAATACTGCTGTACAAAGGCTTCCGTTATAGTATTAGACATTTTTATGTCCTCCTATTATTGGTTATTATTGATTGATCGATTTGATTTTCCAATTTCTCGGATCTCGTCTTTAGATTTATAGTCTCCAATTAGACTTTACTCGAAGCGGTCCTTTTGGATTGTCGCTTAGAATTTTTTTTATTTACCCATTCAAAATAATTTTCTGCAATAGGTAATGGATCTCTACGATCGTTTTCTGGACTAAACTCAGTTGCTAATCTTAAACATTCAAGTCTAACTTCAACGTCTGTAAGATCACCTTGTGGTTCAAACTTTTCACTAGCCATTGTTTTTTAACTCATAAAGTCTTTGAACTTCATCAACAGCTTTTTTATGATTGATATGAGTTTTATCCCAATAGGCTGAACCAGGTTGAGTTAATGTGTCGATCTCACCATCAATTTCTTTAACAGTCATTGCTGAAGCTACCTCACCTTGAACCATACTATCTTCCGACAATTTTGATGCAAGATCAGCAAACGCTCTAACTACTTGAGGATTGTTTCCTAAACTAGATCCATCTTGTAAAATTGTATTACGAAGAAAGTCTGCACCTAAAGTATTTGTTGCAAGATTTCTAGCTTGAGTAACTTTTAAATCATAAGCTGGACCATACTCTTTACGTAGTTCAATCTCAGCTTCAGCTCTAGCAGTCTCATCTCTAAATTCTAAAGATTTATCTGATTGCTCAGCAAGACTATTATAATAATTCATAATACCTTGAGCTTGTTTAGGCAATAAACCTAACTTATGAGCTTCAGCAGAAAATGCTTTTAGAGTTGTATCGTCAACTTTACTCTCTTCAGGAAGTTCATAACTATATCCTTCAGGACTTTCTGGTCTTCCCAGTCTCTCATAAACAGTATTCCAATCATCGTCGGTTGCTAGTTTATTAGGTACTGGTATTTTATCTGCACCCACTAATTTTTGAGAGTGTAGATACGACTTTACAAAATCATCCATATTTGAAAAATTCTGTAAAGATTTCTCTTCTTTATATTCCTCAGGAATTAAATTTTGAAAATCAAAACTTTGTTCTTGAGGTTGCGATTGATCTGATACGTCAGCTACTGCCAGTGTATCAGATTGCGTATTTGCAGTTGTCTGATCCATAGATTACTCCTTTTTTAAGATCATCGCTTTTATGAAAAGAAGAACAGATCGTTGACCTTCCATAAATGCGGTTTCAGTTGTGCTGTCTTTACTAAACGTAGATACGTCATAGTGACATCGTTTTTCTAAATCTGAGATGACAGATTTGCCTTCATCAGATCCAAAGACTATTTTATAAAATTTAATTAAGTCTTTTAATTTATTGTTGTTGTTTGCCATTTAGTGCTTGTACTAGAGGCGCAGCATTTCTAGCTTGCTCACTTTGCATCATCTCTTGTTGCATCTGAGCTTGAGCTGCTTGTTGTTCTTGACGGACAGCTCTCAGTTCTTGCACTTGCTTATCTGATTTAATCATCTTAGCTGGCAAGCCTAGAATATTTATAATTTGTTTTACCAATCCATTTTCATCAATGTAATCTGTTACTGGTGCTATCTGAGCAACTGAACCAAAAATTTCTAATCCTCTCATAATACTTTCAAGTTGAGATCCTTTTTGCGCAACAGCAACTGGAGATACATATTCAATATCTACTTCTTGATTAACTAAAATTTCTGGAGCTGGTAAGAATTGTTTATTTCTTAACATGATATTAAACACTCTAATAATAAGAGGTTGTAATAATTCTTGTTGTAATCTTCCAATCACTGGTCCTAAGATCTTCATCTTCTCTTGATTACGTTGCATTACTTCAGTCGCTGTCATTGTTCTATTTTCTTGAATTAACAGCTGGTCGACATGAAATGTACGTGAGATAGATCTTCGTCTCTGATCTTCCATATTAAGTCCGAGCGGATTGTTAGCTCCAATGTTTAAAGATTCAATCCGATCTCTACTTCCTGATCTATAATAATTTAGCGATCCTGGAGCAGTTCTTACTGGTAAGATCATTGCATCATCTGGTACCAATAAAGGTGGATCCACTTGTTTTTGCGCAGCCTTTAATGATACTTTTACCATAGTGTTTAAAACTTTTACGTCTGGTAGCGAGTTCATTCCTGGCGATCTGCCATAGATTTCGTTAGATGCTTTTAAGTATCTTGGAACGACATAAGGAAATTCTCGAAACCCACCAATGGAAATTATGTGTCCAGTTTCATATTCCATGTAAACGGATTGAAACGGCATATTTTGTTTGTCCAATTTATTTGGATCAAATACTGATCTAGGTCTAACAACGTGAACTATCTCCACATCATCAAACGGAGCTTTTGTAAATTTAACAGCTAAGTCTCTGCTTACATTTTCTTTACCAAATTTTTCTAAAGCAGCTTTTGCAGTTAATTTAAATTTTCTATAAATAGTATCAACGAAACCTTTTTCGTTTTCTGTAATATAAATCTCTTTAATATGTCTTGCTGAAAATCTAACTATATCGTCTTTATCTTCTTCTATAAATAAACAAGAAGTACCAAAGGCTATAAGATCGTGATAATTTTCAAAAATCTCAGTTTGGAAATTCGATCTCGAAATTGCTATATACATCTTATCCATAGCGTCTTCGAGCCATTCTTTCGCTTCATCACTTTCGTTTAAAAGTGCCTCTTTATATCTAAGCTGAAACCATCTTTGAGCAGCTGAAGTAAGCATACCGTGAAGACTGGATGCTAACAGCTCTAAACTATGTACTGCAGTAGCGTCGTAGATTTTTATATTACGTTTGTCTCCACGAGATCTTTCAGTATTTACATCTGATTTTCTTGGCAACATATAATCAGCAACTTCTTGCCAATGGCTTTCCCAAACTTGTCTTTTAGTCTGGAGCCTAGACATATTATCTTTAAGTTCTTTAGAGAACTTTCTGAATTTTTCGTCTTGCATGTTAGCCTAGTAATTGTTTCGTAGATAAAGTTAGTTCTTCTTTAGGAACATTTAAGATAGTTGTTTTTCTACCTTTTCTTTTTATTCTTAATAATCTTTTAGCCTCAGCATCTTCTTCATTCTGAGCCATCTCAACAGCTGTTGGTCCTTTAGGAGCCTGACCTTTTGCTTCAGCTTGAGTTCTTTTAACTAACTGATTGTCTGAAATAGTTTGTTTTTCTATTTTCTTTGCAAGTTCAATTCCTTGAGCTTTTTTCGCAGCTGTTACTCTATTACTACCATCATTATCTCCTCTAGTAGTATTACTCGTTACAGTTTTAGTTTTTGGTTTACTGTAACCAAATCTAGTTTTTGATGCTGTTTTATTTCTATTCTTAACAGCGCTACTTATACCTCTTACAACAGCGCCAGTAATACCACCTCTTTTAACAAAGTTTACAGCTGTGTTTACAGCTTTTCTTCCTTCGTTTCTATTTGATGCTCTACTTGCATCTCTTGCAGTTCCATAAGAACCATCTGATTTTCTTCCAGCTGGACCGACACCGCCGCCGCCTCCAGTTGAATTTCCTCCACCAAATCCACCCATATTAATTTCCTCCTAATAAGTTTTTTGTATCTATGTTTTCTTCGTCTATGTCTAATAGACCTTGATTGGTATTTAAGATTGTAGAACGTCTACCTTTACGTTTTTTTTCTACTTTCTCTAATTCGTCGGTAACTTCTTCTTCTCTTTGTTTATCATCCACTGGAGGAAGTTCTTTTTTTACATCTTCCACTACTGGCTCAATAAACTGAGGTTGTTGTTTTGGTATACCAAATACTTTTCTAATAAATCCACCCATAATTATATAATGTTGTAATCGTTGATTGCTGTTTGTTGTTTAGTTACGTTTGTATCTTTTAATCCTTCAAAGCCAGTTGCCATTACTCTAACAGCATCGCAATAGTGACTAGACCATGAATGAACGGGTTTTGTATTAAACACTCTTTCTTTCTCAGAGTATTTTCTATGATAGTGTCGCAAAGCATTTACAAGGTCTTTGCAATTATCTAGATCAATTCGACATCTCGGCAGTAAAACCTTAACTGCGTGGATACCATCTTCGAGCGGTGTTTTACCAACCACTCTAAATTTTACACCTAATTGATAAGCTACTTCTCTTCTTGATCTACCGCTTGTAAACTCAGTAACTTCAATATCGTGTGGCGCATAATGTGTTCCGTAAACATAAGGTTTAGATTTAAGAACTTCCACATAATGCGGTAAGGCTTGGTTTCTGTTTGCATAGCAATCAATAATATTAATGCTATGTCCTACTTCCTGGAAAAAAACTATTGTTGTGTCATCCTTATAACCAAGGTCAAAAGCAGTATGAACCAAATATCCAGGATCATAAGGCACTGTAGTAATATGCTTCTTCTCTTCTAGATCAGAGATAATATCACCATAAATTGAACCAGGTTGATTGCCAGTAAAACTACATTCAAATTCTTGTTTGAATTTAGCTTCTCCCATAACGGTGAGTGCATTATCCAGTTCTTCAGGATCAATAATTTTTGTCTCTGATGCTCTAGCGGTATATAAAAACCACTTAGGATCGTTTTGAGCTTTTTGATAATAGTCATAAAATATATTGTTCATTGATTGCGGAGTTCCAACCATAACCATAAAACCTTTACGGTCAGACAACGCTGGTGTTAATACTTCATCAATTAGTGATGCTTGTACCTGAGCTGTCTCGTCGATTATAACTCCATCTAAGTAAACGCCACGGATGCTATCTGGGTTCTCACTGCTGAGTAAAGTAATTCTACTACCGTTGATAAAATCACATCTGAGTTCAGTTTCGTTGTACTTCGTTCCAGGAATTTTCTCGGTGTAAAATTTTAAGAAATCCCAGGCAATGCTTTTAGCTTGCTTATACGTTGGTGCGATATACGCATACCTTGGATTATAATTTGTATTGGTCAAGCAACATCTAACTAAGTGATTAATACAAAGTGTCGACTTGCCAAACCGTCTATGACATAGCAAAACTGCATTTCGATATTTCAATAATTCTTGGTGCAGATAAGCTTGCTGCTTTCTTGGAGCGTAAGGTATTGTAACTTTCATTAGTGTAAAGTTGGTGGATGCTCCATACCATGATAAGACATATTTATTTTTCTAAATAAGTATTCAGTAAAATCCTTCTTATCCTCTTCACTCATAAATCCGTGAAAGTTAATTAATAAACCTTCGTCTTTAGATGTAAAACTGATTGCTGTTACATCTTTAAATCTGTTAATGCTCTTCTTGTGTTTCTTCATGTGTATTCTTCCCAAGGTTTATCGTATAAGACCTGGCGACCACTTTTTGGTATATGGCACCTCTTTAGTTTTATTCAGTTTTTCGCTGTACTTTTAACGATAGTTGTTGGGTAAACGATTAGTTTTCTAGATAACAATTAACTTATTTAAACTTTTGTAACTTGGTATGTCACTTACTAACTTACGAACCTCATGTCGTGTGCGAGACTTTGTTTGTGCTGTCTCGACTAACGGAGTTTGATACGTCTTTATAATTCTCTTGATCTTGATTGCTCCAAGTAATTTGGATATTTGTATCTTGCTTGATCTCTTGCTTGTCTCCATAAATACCTATTAGTTTCGAAGCCATCCATCGATAGTGATGTAACTTCTCTCGAACAACAGCAATGTTCTTATTATCTGCGAACTCAAGTTCCTCAATCATCTTATCAAGGAATGTTTGTGATGCTATCTTACGAGCGGTTAATATTTTCTCTGCAAACTCTTTATCAGTTGCTATCCAGTCATAAACTTTAGATAAGCTTGGATTAGCTTTGTCTTGGCAAATCCTCGTTAGTGGCTTGCCGTTCATCAGTTCCTTTATAATATTCGAACTTATTTCTGGTGTTAGCTGTAGCTTGTTCATAATTTATATTCTTTAAGTTCTTCAAAGACTTTAGCTTACCATCTAGTGTTTTAGGACCAGTGGACCAACCTCCGTGAATACGACAACGAATAGTACCTTTTTTAGTAAGTATTCCAGATGCTTTACAAGGTAACTTATTCTGTTTGTTGATCGTTTGACATTGTAAGCGATGTTTATGTCTAGCAGCCATAAGCGGTGTTATGTTTTTAGATTTAAAAAACAAAAAAAAATAAAAAAAAAAAACGAAAGTGAAAGCGTATTCTTTAAATACGTTGATGAGCGAATTGTAATGCACTCATATAACTATTCAAGTGAAAATTTATTTTTTTAAAAATATTTGAAGATTAAGCTAATTAACTACTAAAACTGTCTAAATAGTCAAATTTTATTTTACCTTTTAATTTGTCTACTAGCTTACCTAGGATAGTTAAATATCTATTCTTAATTGTAGTACGATGATAACCAAAATGTCTTGCTAACTCTGACCATTTATATTTCTTTGCTCGCATCCAAATCATCTCTCTTACTTCTATAGGATTATCTACAATCTCTTTATCAACATACATTAAAACTTCTATTGCAAGCTCCCACCTACTAATTTGTGATGGTGTTGCTCTAAATTTTAATTCCTTTTTATAATAACCAATATCTTTTTTCTCATAACTCGTAACCAATAAGTCATACATGCTTGGCGCTCCAGGATGTTTAGGCTTGGCAATATATCTTTCAGTTCTTGCAGCATCATCAAAGAGATTACATAAATAACTTATTGTAAGTATATCTCGTTCAATAATTTTATGAATATTATTCAAGGTTACGTTCCTTTAATAACTTACCTAATATCCACGGATATTTTAATTCTGTTGTCTTAACCGCTCTAAGCTCTGTGTCAGGCAAGGTATTTAATGTATCGTATAATTCGTACTGATCTAACTTTGCAAACTTGTAAACTTTATTTACTTGCTCAGGATCTTTTTTTAAATGTTGTTGTAAGTTGGTCCAACCTTTTGCTGAAGTGTAACCTAAGAAACCAATAGACTTTAAGAATGACTTATATCTTGGCAAATCAAATTCAATTCTTCTTGCAGATTTATTATCTTCAATTGAAACTAAAGCATCACCTTCAACAACTATTTTAGTTAAGTCAGTTAATATCTTTTTAACTTTGTCTACTGGTATCAATAGATCATTAGCAGTTTGAATATAATTTATAAAAGGTTTTAATGTTTTAACGTTGTACTGACTGCACCAATAATTGTACGTTTTAAATTGTTGATCAGTTATTTGTAATTTAATTAATTCTTTATCAGCTAAGTAAAATTTCTGCATAGTCAGCTTTCTCATCAAATGTTAATGAATTTATTTTTTTTAAAAAGAGTGGTTTACGAGAACAATCTTTAAAATGTTTTACCTGGAATGATGCAAGGAAACTTACCCATTGTTTCCAATCACAAGTTTGTTTTTTACTGTATGATGGCGAAACTTTTTGAACTGTAACTTTGTAAACTTTCTCATCCTTCTCGTGATACCAAATGATGTAAGCTTTAAGACCAGACATCTCAGCTAGTCTCTTAATCATTCTATGACCTTTAAAATAATCTTCTCTAGATCCTTTATGACGTGCAGTTTCACCAATAAATAAAGGCTCATTGCAAGCAATACAGCATGCAATTTTATCAACATCCATCATCGCAATTCCATCGTGAGATGCTCTATGAGTGAGCGAATAAGCACTAAATTTAACGTCTTTGCAGTATATTTGTCTTGTCATAATCAAAAATCAGCAAAAATATGGCTTTTTTGACCTAAAATTGCTGTGTTTTTCTTATATTTTACTGAAATAACTAATCAAATTACTACTTGTCCACAACTTGTATAATATGGTGAACCAGTGGTTGACTTTATAGGACTAGATACCATATAAGAAGGAATGGATCAGAAAAAAATAAATAACCTTACCATTTCAAAATACTCACTTAAAAAAGATAAAGACAATAAAATCCTCGAAATAGACTGGCAAGAAGGAGCATCAGAAATGATTGATGTTGCAGTAGCTAAATACACTGGATCTCTTTTAGTTGGTGAGATGGCAGTAATTGGTTTGATGTATAAAAATGGAAACATGTATGAAATTTATGGACCTAAAGAAGAGGCTATGTTTCATGCAATAGAAAAAATTAAAGGTAAAAAAAGAGGTGCTAAAGAATTACATCAAAAGTTTTTAGATGAATGGAATAAAGCATTACCTTACGTTCCAGGTGGTTTTAAACAAAAAGTTACTGAGCTAGATGAGCATAAATTATTAGGTACATCGTTAAAAGCTAAAGGTTACAACGCACCAAAATTTGCAGCTGAAGTAGGAAAAACTAAACAATCTATTTACGGTCAAATATCTGGTGAGAAAGGTATTTCAAAAGAAACGGCAATTGATTATGGAAAAATTTTAAATGTTGATCCAGTAGATTTATTATTTCCAAAAAAAACTACTAACATTTGGGGTACAGTCAATACTTTGAAATGGACCGAGACAGATGAAAATTATAAACCTTGTCAAATTTTTGCATCTGGAGAAGAAAATGTAATTATTCCTAGAGACATTGCATCACCAAACATTAGAGCAATTAAAGTTAGTGCAAAAGGTTCAATGTATCATAATCAGGTGCTGTTTTATTACAAAGACAATGCAGCAGATTTAGAAATTAATAATAAACTTTGTGTTGTTGGAATTAAAACAAAAGGTTTTATGGATGAAGAATTAAATCATTTTTATTTTGGTTTTTATGAAAATTACAGAGGTGAAAATAATTTATTAAATCCTGATCCTTATGCAAAACCTGATGAAAAAATAATTTTAAAAAATTTTGATTTAGATTTTATTTCTCCAATTGTTGCAACTATAGATCCTAAAGCAGTTAAAGATAATACTGAGGCTCAAAGAATTGTACCTGAAGAAATAAGTATTTCTCAACAAAAACATGATCAACAAA